GGGCTTATGCTAATGGCCATAGCTATTAATCTCTTGGCTAAGCCTGTTAAGGAGCTTGGATCGATGGATGTTGGCTCTTTAATTAAAGGTCTTGGCGCTGTAGCGGCCATGCTTACAGGCTTTACATTAACAGCAAAAGCATTTACCAAGATCGAAACAAAAGGACTTGTTAAAGCCGGAGCTGCAATGGTTGTAATGGCTGTGGCTATACGAATGCTTGCTAAACCATTAGCTCAGCTTGGCGGAATGGATATGAGTTCCTTAGCTAAAGGTCTTGGTGGAATGGCTGTAGCACTCGGCGAATTAGTTGGCTTTACAGCCGTTATGGGGTTAATCGCTAAATCAACTGGCAATATCATGAAAGCTAGTGCCGCTCTTCTTGTCATGTCCGTAGGAATCAAAATTATGGCAGGAGCCGTTCAGCAAATGGGTGCAGATTCCGGTGCAGGACAGGGATTAAGCGTAATGTTCGGTGCCCTTGTTATTTTAGCAGGCGCTATGGCACTTATGCAGAAGTCTCTTCCTGGTGCAGCGGCAATGATTATAGTGGCAGGAGCTCTTGCTATTATGGCTCCGGCTATTGCCATATTGAGTTCACTTAATATCGGAGGTGTAGCTACAGGCTTGCTTGCTCTTGCTGGTACATTAGCTATATTCGGCGTTGGCGCAGCATTATTAGCCCCAGTTATTCCGCTTATGATAGCTTTGGCTGGTGCTATGGCGCTTTTAGGCGTTGGTGTTCTTAGTCTTGGCGCAGGAATGACCCTTCTTGTCGCTGCATTTTCTATGGCTACAGGGCCAATTATCGAAGGAGCAACAGCTATTTCGCAAGCATTTCCGATTATTGCAAAAGGAATCGGCGATGGGATTGTTACCATAATAGAGACAATAGGTAATAGCGCAGAAGCAATTAAAGAATCATTTATTAAGCTTGTCGATGCATTTTTGACAGGATTAAAAGATGTTATTCCAAAGATCGTAGTAGTCGGCATGGAAATTCTAGTTGCTCTTCTGCAAGGTCTTAATAAGAATATTGGACAGATTACCACTCTGGCAATAAGTATAATTGTTAACTTTATCAATGCGTTATCGGCGGGCATGCCTCAGCTTGTTGATGCAGGATTTAACCTTATGCTAAGCTTCCTCAATTCGATGGCTGATGCTATATCCAAAGGTGGTGATAAGCTTGCTGGAGCATTTGCTAATGTTTTGCTGGCAGCACTTGGAGCTATTGTTGGACTTATTCCAGGCTTTGGTAAGCAGGCTAAGAAAGCGATCGATAATTATCGTGCTGGAATCGATAGTGGAAAAGGACCGTCAGAAAAATCAGCAAAAACAATTGCGAATACAGTTAATACTAACCTGAAAATCAAAGACCAGAAATCAAATGGTGCAAATGCAGTAAGAGGACTTAAAAACGGAATGGAAAGTCTCGTCGGACCGCTTAGAAGTACAGCTAATAAGATAGCGGATATTGTCGATAAGACAATTCGTAAGAAGAACGAGATCCATTCACCTTCAAGACGACTGGCAAAAACTGGTCAATATTTGATGCAGGGTCTTATTAACGGAGTTGACTCGCTATCAGGACGGTACCAGAAACGAGCTGACGCCATTGCAACGACCATGATATCTTCTGCTAATCGTTCAGCAAATGCAGTTCACGATATTATGTCAACCAGCTTTGCCAATGGATTCGATCTTAATAGCTCTGTTAATAAGGCAGTTGATGTGAGCCTTTCGATGAGCAAATTTAACGATAGAAATGCAGAGCTTGCTAATAGACTTGAGCAACTTACTAATTCACTTGACGGAGTGACCGATACGATGAATTCTCGCCAGCTTGTTAATAATATTCATATTGAAGGAAATGAGGACCCTGACGCATTTGCTGATAGGTTAACACGTAGATTTAGATTGAATGCGAGGACTGTATAATGGCAAAAAAGAAGAAAAAAGGTAAAGGATCTTCCGCAACCGCGGTAGGCACCGCTGCGCCGACGGGTCTGAGCATTTCTCGTAAGGGTAATGTATTCACGTTCTCTTGGAATATTGCTGATTCTGATTATGATGATGGGCAGCAGTATTATTGGAATCTTAATGGTCGTCGTCAATGGGGTGCCGGAGCAATCGGCACAAAAGACTCATCTAAGTCAGTAACCGTTAATCTTAATAATGTGACAAGCTTAGAATTTGGCGTTCGTGGAAATAGAAAAGCATATTCCGCAAAGAAAAAGAAGAAAACAATCAAGTATTCTCCTGGATGGTCTAAATGGTCGTCAAAACAATATTATATGGCTAAACCATCAGTGCCAAGCGTATCTTACACTTTAGACAATGACCACAACAATGCTGGAACTTTTAGCTTGAGCGTTGCGAATGTTGACGACACGAATAATATGGCGTTCTTGCGTTATGAGTGGGAATCGATATTGGTAAGTAAATGGAATAGCTCATCACCCCCGTCAAATTGGTCGAATTCTGGATCGGTTGATAGGCAGGTTATTAGAGGTAGTGGTTCCTCAACGTCTTATAGTTGGTATAAAGAAGAAGACTCTGCTTTATTTAATAATGTCGATTATTCTTATACGAGGTGGTTTAGAGCTCGTTCAGTTGGGTCTGCTGGCGCGTCTGGTTGGAGATATACGAATCATGTATATTCATTGCCTAGAGCGGCATATGATGTGAATGCTAAGGCTATTCCTAGAGCAGGAGATGCCGGATATTCTGTTGTTGCAGAATGGACTGCTCCGGAGAGTATTCCGTATCCTATTGAGAATGACCTTGTAAATTACGCAGTCATTAAACCAAAGACCACATCAAAAGCTGTGCAAGTGACTTATTCTCTTACTCAGGACTCAGCAATAATTGAAGGTAAAGTTTATTACACTAGGTCTGGAGAAGAAGGACACTATATTTATACGCCGGTAGAAACGCCGGTAGTCTCAGAGCTTTCTACATATTATGAAGCTAGCGGCGGAATAATGGTCACAACTATTGATTATCCGGCAGAAAGCCCTAGTTGGACAAAGGTCGCTACTATAAATGACACTGGTGGAAAAGATGCGGCAACATTCTCAATATCCGAAGTGCTGGATAATGACGAGTGTATATTCGTTAAGATAGACACAACTCATGATTCTCATACAACTGAGGGCATTGCAACACTTGCTGTTGGGGGTATGGGTCATTTGCCAACTCCAAAAATTAATACAATAACTGCTAATCCAAGCACCCATAAAATTTCTATTCAGGCGGCAAATAATTCAAGCTTAACCGCTTCTTTCCTTGCGATTTATTATCGTTTAGAGGATACCCCTGACGTATATCAAACAATCGGAATACTGAAGCATTCGAATACTCAGATAACAATTCAAGCTCCTAATTGGGGCGATAAGCAGTTTTCTATCGGCGTACAAGCGCTTTTAGCAGATTATTCGCCGATAGATCGTTCTCCAACCGGTGTCACTGAGTACTCAATTACAAACATAAAAATGCAGTCTGATATTTTGTGGGACGAGGGTCGAGTTCCTATGCCACCTAAGTACGTTGAATTGTCGTCGCCTAATTCCTCGACAATCAGAGTTATTTGGGACTGGACATGGACAGACGCTAATAAAGCCGAGATTTCCTGGGCAGATCATGAGGATGCTTGGGAATCAACAAACGGACCGCAAACGTATGAGGTTACAGACTTATTTGCTGGCGCATGGAACATAGCTGGAGTAGCAGTTGGTACGTGGTATGTTCGGGTTAGACTTATTCGTGAAGATGGGGATAATATTCTTTACGGATTATATTCTGATACCAGAACTATAAAGCTCTCCTCAGCTCCGGCAATACCATCCCTTATATTGTCAAGCGGCGTAGTAGCTGAGGATAGTGAAGTGACATGCTATTGGGCATATGTCTCAACTGACGGAACCGGGCAGATGCAAGCGGATATTTGTGAAGCAACATATGACGAAGAAACTAATAAATTCACATATGGCGATATTATAGATAAAACTGCATCTGCGCAGCATATCACACTATCTATATCTAATTTAGGATGGCATTCCGGAGAGACACATTATTTAGCGGTAAGAGTTATATCTGTATCGGGTGAGCAATCTCAAGGATGGTCAACACCTGTTCCAATTAAGGTTGCCGAGCCACTTACTGTTTCTCTTGAAGACATATCTCTTGTTGACAAAGAAATCGTTATCGACGAGGATACTTCCAGAATTGATGTATCGGTTGTGGATCTTCCGTTAAATTTCACCATAAACAGTAAGGGTGGAAGTGAGCAAACGACAGTTATTATAGAACGTGCTGACGATTTCCATATGAGACGTCCGGATGAGAGTGATCTCGATGGATATCGAGGAGAAATCGTTGTAAGCAAAACATTCGATTCTGATGGAACATATTCTATAGATAAAGATGATCTGATTGGATATCTTGACGATGGTGCGCGATACAATATTATTGCCATAGGTCGTGATGGATATGGTCAATCTGCGGAGTCAGAACCTATAGGGTTCACGGTTCATTGGGATCATCAGGCAGTTGTACCGTCTGCTGAGTGCGAGATGGATTTCGATAATTTTGCATCGATTCTAACCCCGCTCCTTCCAGATGGTTATGAAAAACAAGATGGTGACGTTTGCGATATTTACAGGCTCTCAGTCGATGCTCCTGAACTAATTTATGAAAATGCAGAGTTTGGGAAAAAGTATGTAGACCCATATCCTACGCTCGGCGAACACGGTGGGCATAGGTTTGTCTTTAAGACAAAAAATGGTGACTATACTACAGCAGATAATCATATAGCTTGGTACGATACAACTGCTGACGGGAACGATTATCTTGATGTATTTACCGTGCTAATAGATTATAACGGAGAACAAATTTCTCTGCCATATAATGTGTCACTGTCAAACCGTTGGGAGAAAGATTTCCAGCAGACTACATATCTTGGCGGATCAATTCAAGGAGATTGGAATCCTGCAGTTTCCAGATCCGGAAGCGTGACGACTGTCGGAATCATTAGCGACGAATTCGAAGATGATGCAGACGGAACTATCGAATCGGTAAGACGCCTTGCAACATACGCTGGCATTTGCCACGTAAGAACACCGGATGGCTCAAGTTATTCTGCGAATGTAAATGTCACGGAAGATAGAGAAGAGAAGATGATAAACAAGCTTGCTAATTATTCACTTGAGATAACTGCAGTTGATGCCCAGGAGCTTGACGGAGTTACCTATGAATTATGGCAAGAAATGAATCGAGAGGAAGAATAATGGATTGGAGAAAAGGATTTAGCTCTCAGTACTATATCACAATTGTTGATAGGGAGACTTGGAGAGATATTAGAAGACTCGAGATTACCGGGGGCTCAATCAAACGCTCCACTTCCGATCTCAGACACTCCGCAGATTTAAATGTTGTTAACTACAACGAAAGCGGGGAACAATTAATAAGAGTGTGGTTAGATGCTAAACAAAATAGCGATTCTAGCCACACTCCTTTATTTACTGGCTATGCTACATCTCCTGGTAGAAGTATCAACGGAATGTTAGTGTCTAATCAACTTCAATGCTATTCAGTTTTAAAAGCCGCTGAGGATGTAATGCTTCCTAGAGGATGGTATGCTCCGGCAGGAATCAGCGCGATTTGGCAAATAAAAGAGCTTTTGAAAGTTACAAAGGCCCCGGTAAAAATACTCGGAGATGTGTCAGACCCAACAAAAATCACACTCAAGCAGGCCGTTGTAGCTGAACAGAACGAGACAAATCTTTCTATGATTGAACTTCTTTTAGGTATTATCAATTGGCGCATGACGTTAAACGGAAGAGGAGAAATAATTCTGGATAATTATCCAACAGAACCAATAGAGGTGTTCGACTCGAGGGAACATGATATATTGGAGCCATCGCTTACGGACGAGTACGACTGGTTTACTTGTCCGAATGTTTTTAGAGCTATTATGGATGGTGATTATGCAGAAGCAAGAGATGAGGATCCGGACTCTCCTCTGTCAATTCAAAATAGAGGCAGAGAAGTATGGGTTGAGGAAAGCTCTTGCAATTTAAATGAGAATGAGACATTGGCAGAATATGCTAGAAGAAGGCTTAGAGAATGCCAACAGGTAAACCGAGTAGTTAATTACGATAGAAGGTTTGTTCCTGATATTACAGTGACTGACGTCGTGCAACTAAATTATCCTGCTCAAAAGATAGTAGGCTCATTTGTAATAATGTCGCAGAGTATAACGTTAGGTTTTGGAGCTAAAACCAGCGAGGAGGTAATGCAAATATGAGTACAGGAATTGATAAGCTAGCCTCTGAATTGCATAAAGTTATGGAGGAAAAAGATGCGAAGAAAAAATCTCCTTATGACACAGAGGCTGAGGTTGTCCGAGTAGATACAGATGTCGTATGGGTAAAAATTCCAGGGGGAGTTGATGAGACACCGGCCCAGAAAACGGTAAACGCCAAGGTCGGCGATATTGTACAGGTCAGAGTCTCAGGTGGAAGGGCATTTCTCGTTGGAAATGGTACAAATCCTCCGACTGATGACACAAAAGCTAACGAGGCATCTTATCAGGCGCAGAATGCTGAAGTTCACGCCATAAATGCAGAAGGCGCAGCTACGGATGCTATGAAATCTGCCGAATCGGCGAGAATTGACGCCTCCATCGCTCATCAGATGGCAGAGGATGCTACAGAGAGTGCAACTGCGGCTAATCAATCTGCTACTTCTGCGCATGAATCAGCAACAACTGCACTTGACCAACTCTCTATAGTTGAAAGCGTAGTAGGCGTTCTTGATTTGTTGTCAAAGCATGGAGCATATGCAGAAATTACATCCGAAGGTACCGTAGCCGAGGAAGGTAAATGGTACTTCATTCGAAGTGGAAGTGGAACAACAGACGATCCGTATATTTATTCTACTGTGGCAGTTAACGTTGGGGATCCTGTTGCTGGATATTATATATTAACCGATATTGATCAAGCAGTGACTAACTATGTTTCGAGCCACCTTGCTCTAACTAATGATGGCTTATATTTACAGCAGGACGGAAGTCCGTATAGGATTCATATTTCTACTAATGGACTGGAGATAGTAGGACAAAATGGTCCAATAGCAACATATGGCGCAACAACCACAATTGGAAATATAAATGGCTTTAACGTAAAGATAACCGATCAAGAGCTCGGTTTTTATCAGAATACTCAAAGAGTAGCATATTTAAATAACAATCAACTATACATTACACAATCGGTAGTACTTCAGCAGATGGATCTGGGCATGCCATATGGCTTTGTTAATCCAGTGACTGGAGAAATAGGAAAAGGCCAATGGTCTTGGAAAGTGCACCCAAATGGTGAAACTCCAAGCAGAAACAATCTGAATTTGAAATGGGTAGGATAGAATTATGAGCAAATCAAAAACTATAACGCTCTCTAACTCGGGCATAACAGGCGTATTTACTTTTACAGGCGCAGACGGATTAAAGGTAAACACATCTTCATTCCAGCTTACCTCATTGATTCCAACTGCAACCGCAAAGTTTACAGGTGCGAGTGATAGTGAGTTTTCAGATGTGCTAATTGGTGTACAACTTCTAGCAGTAAAACTTAATGGGACTCGTACTTCTTCTTTGGCATCATATGACAATCCAAATACGAATTTTTGGTCTTGGGCAAACGGAGCAACGAAAACGCTAATACGGAGAACCTATAGCGCCCCAACTGTTTATGTCTCTGATTTTTTTAATTCCAGTAATCCGACAGCAAGAAGCGTAAATGTTACATACACAAATATTAATAACTATTGGGCTGGCGTGAGCCGCGATGAAAACTATGACTATATCAACCTTACATCCACTCAATCTTTCACTTTAGGACAAACTCTAACAATAGACTTTCCGCCAACATTCAGTAACACGGAAATCAGTTTTGATACACCGTATGTATACACAGGGCTTACGACAGCAAGTGTCGACGTTTCTGAATTAAGTGCAAAGTATGGCGGGTATATTACAAAAGCAGAGTTAAAAATAGGTTCACAGACGGCAACTCTGACTGGGAATGCATCGAATGTACTTTCAAGTGGAACATTATCTATTCTTCTTAACGCTGTTGGTACATTTACGCCTACTATCACAGTGACTGATTCAAGAAATCAAACTACTACTAAAACATTACCGGCTATTACTGTTAACGGTTATATTGCACCATCTGGTTTGCTGAATATTGACAGGACGGACTTAAACGGTGAGACTGCGGATGAAGGTGCATATGGCGTTGCTACTGTTACGATCAATTATGTCGACGTAATAGCAAAGCTAGTCGAACCAGTGCTGACTGTAGATGGAACTCAAACGGCAACTACATGGTATTCTGATAGGGCATTGACTGTCCCTGTTGATTGGACGGACTATAATCCAGCATCACCTGCGACCATATATAGTCTTTTTGGCGGCGCTTTCTCTACAGAGCATTCATACCAAATAGGAATAACTCCGGTTGATACCATACAAAGCGGAACAGAAATAAAGCAAACACTTGCTGCTGCTTTTTATACAATAGACTTCCTTGCTGGTGGCCATGGTATAGCTTTTGGACAGCCGGCAACAGAAGAAGGTTTTTATTGTAATATGGACTCCCACTTCAAGGATAAGGCAAGAGTAGTAAGAGCTTTATTCGACTTTGTTTATCCTGTAGGCTCATATTATGAAACCTCAGACACGACATTTAACCCGAACAATACATGGGGTGGTACATGGGTTCTCGAAACGGCTGGCGTAGTACACGTTTCGGCAGGTACAAGCTACGCGGTCAAACACGCTAATGACAACAGCGGAGTCGGTGCTAAAGACGGTGGTGAGACCACAGTAAAATTGACATCAGCACAATCTGCTATGCCATCTCACCATCACGGACTTAATAACCACGTACACAGCCTTAATAACCATGCACATAGTGTCGGCAGAGCATTGGGTGTAACAGCTGGTTCTTGGGCAGGTGATAGCGCAAGCTCACTCGGTGGCTCGGGGCATAAGTATGGTTATGTTGGTGATTCTACAACAAATGCAGTACAGACTATCACAGCTACAGGTGGCAATAACGGCAATACTGGTGGCAATTCTGGCAATACAACAGACTCAAGTGTTGCAACAGCGTCACAGGCTCATGAGAATATGCCACCATACATTAATGTAAACAGATGGCATAGGACGGCATAGATATGGGAATAATAATTAGCTTTATATTTGGAACTTTTATTGGTGTAATGCTGACTTGCTGCGTGGTTAGCGGTAAAGATAAGTGACCAGAAAGAGAGGTACTAAGCTTGAATAAAGGAACAATACTTAGAACAATTGCGAGAATAGCATTCTCGATATATACGGCATTTTGTATGTGGCAGGTGTCTATAGGAGAGCTTAGTAAGCTTCTCAATGCACCTGCCTTAGCTATTATATTTACTTGCGTGATCGTTCTTTGCGGTATTATCGTAGATGTGATCACCATATATTTCAATAATGATTACACTAAAGTGGCCGCTCAGCATACTGCTGAAATGAGGCAGCATAAAGCAGAGCTTAAGGAAGGTTATATTGGTGACAGATTCTTTACTGAGGAGGTGCCTGATGAATACGAAGATATTCAGACAGTATGATGGGCCATGGGCTAAAAAGCCATATCCAACAAGCAGATGCACAGTCTCAGGAGCCGGTTGCGGTCTCGTAGCACTGACTCATATCGCTATCGAGCAGGAAGATAAAAAGAACTGGACGCCGGAAACTCTTAGGCCATATATGCTGAAGCATGGCTATGCTATAGCAGGGCAGGGTACGACCTGGGACGGAATGACAAAAACGCTTCACTACCTTGGTTATAAGAATGTGTGCTATATTACAGAATCGACGCCGATGAAAGATGCCTTTGCGGAGCTCAATAAGGGCAACCGCATAGGCATTATTCTTTTCTATGGAGGATATTCTAAGAGACATAAGAAATGGTATAGAACTCCGGATGGAACCGTATGGACGGCAAGCGGCCATTATATTATGTTCGGAAACTATAAGTATGAAAACGGCAAGCATTGGTTCTATCTTAAGGACTCTGGTGGACGTAAGCATGACGGATGGTATAGCTATGAATCATCTATGAAGGGCTGTGTCGGACAGATGTGGATCGTAGAGAGGACCGGTGTGCAAACAACCTCCCCTAAGGCCACAACATCAGACGGAAAGCTTGTGGTCGATGGAATCGGTGGAGCAGCTACTGCGAAAGCTATGCAGAGATTCCTCGGCGTAACTCAGGATGGTGTCATATCTTCACAGAATAAAAATCTCAAAAAATATTATCCGTCATTTAAATCGGTATCTTATGCTGACAAGCCAAAAGGGTCTATTACCGTAACAAAACTGCAAACATGGCTCGGAATTTCCACGGATGGAATTTTGGGAAAACAGTCCGTAACTGCTCTTCAGAAGAAGCTCGGCGTTAACGCAGATGGTATATTTGGCACTGAGTCAATGAAGGCATGGCAGAAGTATCTGAATGAGCATGATAAGGCAGTATATCCGCCAGCACCTGCACCAAAGCCGCAGCCAACTCCAAGCGCAAAAACACAGGGTGATAAGATTGCAGATTCTGCGAAATCTTATGTTGGTAAAGTAAAATACGTAAAGGGTGGCACATCACTTAAGACTGGCTGTGACTGTACTGGTTTTGTACAGGCTGTCCATAAATTGCATGGTATTAAGCTTGATGTAAATAAAGCATGGGGTAAGTCGGTTGGAAAAAACATATCCAACGCAAAACGTGGAGATGTTATTTACTATAATGTAAACGGCAAACTTCACCACATGGGAATCTATGTTGGCAATAACCGGGTTGTCCACAACTCAACATCGCATAAAGATTGGCGCAAGGACTGCGTAGAATCAAGTGCGACGAAAATGCCTGGGATGAAAATAGGTGACATCCGTAGGTGTTGGAAGTGAGGTGATATTTGTGGAAAATTGGACAGTCGAACAAATCGCTACGGGTATTGCTTTGCTTGTAGCAATAATCACGGGGGTAACATATTTGGCAAAGCAAGTTAAAGAATGGATCGAAAAGCTTCTTGACAGTAAATTCAAGGCTCTAGGTACCAGAATTGACTCGATAGAAGCTAAGGTCGATAAGATCGATATGGAGAATTGCAAGAATTTTCTTGTGCGTTTCCTAGCTGATGTCGAAAATGGTACTGTTATTCTTGATGCGGAGAAGCAGAGATTCTGGGAAGAATACGAACATTATATTTCTGCTGGCGGAAATTCCTATGTAAAAGAGTGGGTCGACAGACTTAAGAAAAAGGGGTATCTGTAAAATGCAATATAAAAAGGTAGAAACTTATCAGTTTACTTTGCCTAAAGAATACAAAGCGTGCCTGGATTTTAAAGACGAGCTTCGAGCTTCGGGCATTCCTTTTATGGAAGACGGCGGAATGATGTATCAGACTATTACGATCGTGGTGAGAGGAACATTCGATAAAACGGAGGATATTAAGCTATGCAATTAACAACGTTGGTATGGGTGTTGGGAATTCTTTGCCTGATTCTTCTGGGTGGTATATTTGTCATGTGCCGAAAGAGGGAGGACGGTGCAATTGTTATCAATAAAACCGATCCAATGAAAGATACGTATACCTTAGAACTTTATATTCCGTTTGGAGAATTAGACAATAGGAAGACGGTCATATTCAAAGTACATAATGAATAATTGCACCGTGTGGTGCAAAAATGGTGCGCAAAGGTAGAAAAAGAAGTATAAAAATGGATCAGGATAGACCACCCCGGAACATCCTGATCCATGTGTATGTTGTTGGTATAGCAGTTTGTTCTTTGTTTTCTTTTAACTTCTTTAATACCTATACGTTGAAGAGGAAATGAACTATATATTCCCTCAAATTTCAACACATATATTTAGAATAATGCATCCATGGTGCAGATGGCTTTTTGCTTTTGCTCGGCCATTACATCCTGATAGATATTCATCGTAGTGATGACATTTTTATGACCAAGAATACTACTAACCACTTTAACGTCTATCCCGGATTCCAGTGCTCTGGTTGCGAAGGTATGCCTAAGCGCATGCATACCTTTATATTCTAATCCATTCTTAATACAGAAATTTTTCCAGGCGAGGATCGCATTCTGCTGATTGATGATGTTGTACCGCATATTTGGAAACACAAGATTTCGGTAGTTTGCATCCTCGTCTAAAGTGGTCTTATGTTTCTTAAGCCACTCAAGAGTTGATGGAGCTAAGTAAATTGTACGGACGCCGGCCTTAGTTTTAGGATGCTCCTGAATAGTCATAGATCCGTGTATGGCTACAGACGTTTTGTGTATATTTACTTCGCCTGTCTCAAGATCCACATCATCCCACGTAAGTGCAGTAGCTTCTCCGAAACGCATACCTGTGCTGATCAGAAAGTAAAAGAGCTTTTGGTTTGCCTCCTTTCCCTCTTTACACAGACTAACTATTTTTGTCTGGTCAGCACTGGCATACGCTTCGATTTTCTTAGGCGGTCTAAGTTTGTGAAGCTCTACACCATTATGAGGGTTCTTTCCGATTATATTTCGGTCAACTGCGAATTGTAGGCAGCTTTTTAGCTGTACACTAAGCCCATTAACTGTAGAATGGGAATAAGTTTTGACTTCGTATTTTTTCCCGTTGGATTTTTTCTGAAAAACCTTTGCATACATCTCCTCGAGGATAAAAGGTGTCAGCTCATCAAGTCTAAGATGCCCTATGTAAGGATAGATGTGATTTTTAAACTGAGCCTGAAGTCGTATGAATGACTGCTCGGTAAGCTGAGGTTCCTTTCTTGTCTCGAGCCAATACTCACACCACTCTTGAACTGTTATATTTTCTCTTTCGTACACGGGCTTTACCTGAAGCTCCGCAAGTTTTAATTCAACCTCCTTTTTGGTTCTTCCTGATACTGATTTTCTCTTACCATTAACTGTTACCTGGCCTCTCCATGAGTTGGCACGCTTATAAATGCTACCCATTATTTCTCCTTTCTTACAAGGCATTTATATTTTGCCTTGGACTTTAAAAAGTACTCCATGTCCTAACGTTAGCCATATTTATCAGGCTTTTAACGTTAGGTTAGAATGTTTGCCATCTTGTTCCGATTTGTGCGTTTTTGTGCTTTTGACCGGCTTCTCCGAAGGCGTTATATTTTTCTCACCGATAACTATGCCTAAGGAGGTAAAGATGCAAACTGATATTGAAATAATAGGTATTAAAGAAGTAACTGAATTATACGGCTTTTCAAGAAAAGAAGCAACGAGACTTTTAAATACGAGGGGGTGCCCGGTGCTTCCAAGAACTTCTGGTCAGCCGTACAGAATAGTTAAGGAGGAATTCGAGACATGGCTACGAACGAGGAGGTGCTAGAAGAACTGTATGAACTTCTGGGGTTATATTTTGGGATAGAGATCGGTAGCGGCGTAGTGAAACCCGGCAAAGGAATGGTCGAACCGCAACTTGACAGGGTTATATTGCGCGAAAAGCTCCTCACAAGAATTACAACGCTTATAGTAGAAGGGTTTACGTGTAATTCGAAAGGAGAATAATTATGGAAGAGAATTACGAAATCACAACCGAAACT